GGAATGTTGACCTCCCCCCCTAAAGGAGAAGGCCCAACAAGTGGCCTTCTCCCTAGGGGAGTCCGTCTCCGTTTAAAGGTGTAACCATTGGCAGGTATCAAAGATACACGGGCAGTCAATTCTGCAAATTCCTCGCGAGCAAGCTCGCGATTATAACCAATGGCTATCTCAAATAGAGACGCGAGCTTACGCTCCAGTCTAGTAAACTAGACTGACTACAGGGTCACTCTGTAGGATTTATGTGATTTCCTTTCACGGCGTGTCACACGCACTCCGCTGTATAGACAATTTTTCTGGGCCATACAGATTTCTTCCCAGACTCCATTCATCTCTGTGTAGATGATGGGGTGGCTTTTACAGACATCCATCCAGGTCAGATACCCCTATTAAGGTATCGGGTCTTTAGCTCCCACATAGTACGCAATGGGAGCACCAGTAAAGAAGAATAACGAAAAATCTTCGCCAATGGAGCAATAAGAATCGAAATTGCATCCAGTCTCTTCATTGCAATAAGTCATCGTTTCCAACTCATGAAAGAAAGTAGAGTTGGTCACGCTGGACGTCAAATTGGCCCGCTTGGCGGGAGCAAATCGCTGATGAGAGTAATAAGGCAATTCTACTTCAATAACTGGATTTTGGGTGGTCACTGTCGCTGTATTTCCGTCCCAAGTGTGACCTAAGTGTTGTAAATTGTCATGAGCAATGTACGTAGGAGTATCGAGAGGTATCCATAGCGGGGTAGATTCATCATACCCCGTTGTGGCAGAAGCTACACGACGAACAGACATAGAACAATTCTGAATGAAGCCTGCAGACCCAGCTAAATCTCGGGTTGCAGTCTCGCGCGAACGAACATACTTCCATCGAGTGGATCCACGCCAAGCTGTGTAAGCTGGCATGACCCAATTTAATAATGTGGTTTTTGCATAATTATAAGGCACTCCATTAGAGCTATGAACTCCTCCTGGGGCATAACCACGATAATATGGTAAGTTGTTAGCGCGACGTTTGTAGAATCGGCTTCCAGTCGTGAAAGTTCCAAACGTTGTATGCAAATTATATCGTTTCAACACCTGGCGGAGTGAAACAACTTGCTCGCCAATATAAACATCAAGTGCATGATCAGTAGGATCTAGCGAAACATTTGCAAGAACATTATCTGGAGCTGTAGTCATGGGCCTCGAAGGCTCTGTTGTGTCTTCTTGATCTCCTTTGGGCATACTTTCCTCACCTGATTGAGCATCAAGTTTTCCAAATTCTGCTTCCAACCGCTTGTTAATGTATCCTTGCCGAACTTCAGGAGAAAGTATCGCATCGGTAACCCGATCGGTTAACTTATCCTCCCATTGTTTATCCTTTTCCTCATCAATTCGCTTGCATAGAGCTGCGATCCCATAAGGGTAACCAGCAGCTTGTATTAAAGCGTCTTTTTGAGCCGGATTGGCGGGTGGCAAAAAGTAAGAATAACATTCCAATTTGGAAGAAGTGGGATCGGCGACTTCGAAATCGTCGCACATTTTAGTGAAAACATTGATCTCTATATCATTATTGGCTATAGAGTTAGGAACTGTAAGCTCATTCACGACATATACAGACAAAACACCATTCGCAGCACCAGTCGGTGGACCTGATATAGGTGTGATCCTATGTGGAGGAGAGAAGATACCAGGGGTATCAGAGTAACAATAGCCCAACTGATTTCCCCAACCAACTTTCACAGTACAATCTTTCTCTTCAGCGAGATCCAGTATCCATGTATAATTAGTCACATATTCATTAGTTGCAGGGAAATAGGGATCCCATACAATTTTAATGCGTCCCTTATGATATTGTGAAGCAACGATCTGGAATCTAAATTCCATAGAACCGCGCCAATACATAAAAGGCAAAGATACCCAACAAGAGGGTGTCATGTGAATCTCCAAAGGGGACGTAGCTGAATTTTGTGACCACATAATTGGAGTGACTTCTGAATTCCATAACAATTGTTCTGAATTTGCTGAAATATTCCAAGGGAAACTGGTAACATAGGACTCGCGACATGCGATAGGTGTAATGGCAAGTTCATCAGCAGAACCAAGTCCAACCGTACGCGGATCAATCGTAACCTCCTGTTTCGCATCCAAAGTTAATCTCTGAACGGAATCTGGGACATTGGTATTAGCTAGGTTGCCAACATACGTAGGTTTATAAGGGGCGATATCACTTAATATAGCAGGACGGGAATAACCGAATATTTTGGCAGTAGCTGCAACAGCGGACGCAGCAATCTCAGTAGCTCTAGCGTACGGAGCCAAGAGAGGAGCGGATCGTAATGCTCCAGCCCATCGAGAAACCAAAGAAGCTGGTCTCGATATAGGGCCTGTGCCATATTCATCGGCTTGGGGATCAAGTGGTTCTTCTCCACATTGAGGTGACAAAGCAATTGGATTGCTTGCAGTAGGCATGGACAATGTAATATCTTCTGCCCACGCAAAAACGGAAATAGTGACGCGATCGGTTGCGCCATTTGCGTGTTTGAGGTCATTAATAGATTGGAGAGTCATTTCTCCCATCTCTCTCCACTCATTCTCGGGGATTGACAAAGCGTTCTTAAAGAAAAAGAATGGTAAAACCATGTCTCCTCCTTGAGAAGTCGTGGGGTCTAGATAGATATGGGGCCTCTGAGACGCCGCAATAATGTCTTGCTGGAAAAAGGCTCGATCAACTGTAAAATCATCAAGCTGTTTAAGTGGCAAATACGACAAGATAGCACGGCCATAATGGAAGCCGTTTCCGTTTATAAGCACCTTCAAGTGAAGTTTGGCACGTAAAAGAGAGAAATTAGCTATACGATTAAGAATACGAGTGTTTTCAAAATACAAAGTCCACGGATTGAACTTTTCGAATATCAAATTATTAACTCCCCATTCGTAACTGGCGATTTTAACTGGACGCTTGAAGAAATCTTCTAGTCGTGCGTCAGACAAATCGGCTTGTCCAAAAGTGGAATCGGGCATTGAATCGACAGTATACATATATGCAGGATTCTGATCGTTAAATGACACATTCTGCTCTTTTGTACCTTTAGCAGGTTTGGTGATAGTAACTCCAAATTTCTCCGTTCCCGACTGAGCGTCAAGAATACCACCAGAAGAATATTCCATAGAATAGTAGACAGGTTCACCAGGATCACCTGAATCATACGCATTGCATATTTCATCAAATGACTTAGTTCGCACAATCCTACTTTCCTTAGGAACATATGGAGGCTTCGCGGTATCCACCGCTTGACAGTTTCTACTACTGCCCGAGTTTGAAATAGGGGACATTGACTGCGTGCTCCCCTCGCACCTATTATTAACAGAAAGCCGATATTTACAGAGATGCAATTGGCTCAGGATATACACCTCAAAAAGAAAAATTAGTGCAGCAAAAATTCGGGGAAGCCTATGTTTGGTTCTGCGGGCCAAACACGGTATCCATACCCCTTAAAGTGCGCGGATGCACACCCAGCGACTTTAGGGTGGCGTTATTTAGGACCAAAGCATGATCGGAATAATTGTACGCTTCGATAAATTGATAACCTTCTTCAGTATAAATAAAGACAAAAATGACAAATTTTTGCGTCAAAACATGGAAGGCTTTGGCATATTTCTTCGCTTGTAAAATAGCGAATTCCCGACGTTTCTTACATGACCCGCTGGATGCACGGAGAACCTTTGTTTCGATAACGTATAAAGTATTATGTTCAGGTCGATAGAATACAAGATCAGGAGCTCCAAACATAGCGTTACCCAAAAAAGAATCATGGATTACTGGTTTGATTCCAAAATCTGAAATGACCCGTTGTTGCAATAAACTTTCAGTTATAACTTCTTCACCCGATTGGATGTCGAGGATAAATTCATTAGGTTCATCCAGTGCTTTACGTTTCGAATGTGATCCTAAAAAGCGATCACAAAGGTCTGTGTAAGTTTCCAAGTCTCCAACGATATCACGAATCCCAGCTTGCTCTGCAACTTCTAACAATTGCGAACGGCGAACATCAAAAATCTCTCGACCATGATAGAAAAATTCGCTGTTTGCGCTGTGAATAGCATTAGCGGCAATCTCCTCGGGTAAAACATCAGATCCTTTTTTATGCATGTAGTTATGCAATGATTTGGATATGGATGCTACCTCGAGCGGAGCTGACCAAGCATGCAAATCATCATTCCATACAAAACCACGTTTAAGAAAAGATACATCTTTAAGTGGAATGTAAGGAACAGACTCTGCCTCTTTATCAGCCATCGTATAAGTGATGCCAACCTTAGCTAGTTCGGAAGCAACAGAAGTGTGGTTAAATTTGTCCTCTTCATTGGACACATCCATGGCGTTATCATCCCCATAACAAATAAGGGATATACGTTGATCAAAAGGGGGAACTTCCGTACCTTCGTGCATAGCGTAGTACGCGTAGCGCAAGTACAAGGAATTCTCCAAATTATTAATGATAACAGTCAAAGGATGTCCAGATGGGTTGGACCCGAAAACTTGTACCAACACACCATCTAATTCATAAAGCGGGTAACAAATTTCGGTAGCACAACCTCGCATGATAGTAATCTGTCTTTCAGTGTATCCGGCGCGAATTGCAATTTGAATAAGTATTTCAAAGGAAGACAACATTGCTAGTGGAGTTGCAGCCTTATCAAAGGCTTTGTAATCTCCAGCAATCATTCTCTTACCACCAAAACGCGTCAAATGGCCCTGCAATTCAGACCATTGGCGACTATGCGCATTAATTCCAACAGCACACTCAAATTCTTTCCAATTTGATTGGATCAAGCGAACAATAGGAAGGTAATATTTACGAACAACACAGGTAAAGGCAAATTCACACCCTGCAAAAACACGAATCTTATCCTTAGTGTATTTTGTGGGCTCGTCTTTAAAATTGCCGCGATGGATCACATATACACGTTCTCCATCAGCAAGGACATCTTCCATTCTTATTACTTCAGCCCAATATTGAGGGTCTTCAAAATCGATAGGCTCCGTTACACCAGGAACATCACGCTCCACAGGTCCAAGAAAGTACTTCTTCTTCTTATTTATGGGAAATCCCATGGAAGAATTTAGTTGTACGCGGTCAACCGAGGTCACTCCATCCACACCAGATAAAACATAATCTTTAGGATAAGGATGAACCAACTCCAGCTGTTCGGGGTTAGCGTCAAGGAAAGAATTAATTTTGTTCATAAGATCTTCTCTAGCCTTGGTGAGGATTTCAGGGACAAAATTGCCCTTAGGGTGAGCCATCAAGGTCAAATCACGAGACCAATGTTTGCCAATATTTCTGGAGCTAGGAGCTCCATGCAAACGCGGCAAATCCATAATCTCAGCAACTTGTTCTGAAATGGGACTCTTCCTCACTTGCGACTTAAATCGAGTAGTCGCTAATGGGTGAGATCCAAGGACCTCTGCCACTGGTTGTTGACCGTCATCGTCGTCGGCCAACCAATGAACACAGTGGCGGGCTTCAATATCCTCTTTTGGCGTAAAATCAATACCATATTTGGAAGTCAACATATGACCTTCTGAATGGCAAGCCAAGGGGACATTCGCAGTGAGCGTTGAGTAAGCGATCTCGAACTGCTTCTGCGTCAAAATACCAGCTGCACCAAAGGATTCTCCAGTACGACCGGCAAGATGGAAGCCTACAATGCAGGCTCGGCGTTGGGTAGCTACGAGAGTACCCATACACAAGCCTGGAAAAGTGGGTCGAGGATAATCATAAGAGAATCCATTAAATGTTGCGGCTTTACTTTCAAAGTGTTTCTTGGACGTAATACGAACTACATCCTCATCTATCGTACCCTCAGGGGTTTTATAAACAAATGTCGCAAGCAATCTAGAGGTCAACTCAAAATCATCCATCGGCAAAAACCGAGACAAATTAGGGACTGGTCCTCCATTAACAAGACGGACAAGGGCAAAATCGTTATCGAGTCTGATCCAACAAGATGGATCTATAATCTGGGAAAAATTAAGCCCGAGCGTATCCTGGGGAGTTGTCTGTACTTGAATTTTGTATGTTTTTTGATCCAACATGTGGGATGGCAATAGCCAACAATTACCACGCATAGGAACAATATCACATTTGCGACGGATCTGAGCGACCTCGTCTATCAAGTAAGCATGTCCAAGACTCTTACGTAATTTCCGTAACAAATCAGGGACTGTAGTAGTCTTACTGTGCTCGGATTTTGGGATCTCGACTGGTCTGACCGCTTTCCACGGATTAGGTACATCAGAATCAAGACGAACGGGCGGCTTCTCCTCACTACCTTGCGACAGGAAGGATTCCACACCAGCTAGTTTCTTGTAAACCTTATATCCAGCAAAAATGGCCGTCGTAATACCAATGGTTGCACACACACCAACGAGAACCTCTTTCTTGTGTGCTTCGAACGCCTCTTGTATGGTCTCACAAGCACCTTTGACAAAATTGGCACATTGGTTGAACTGGCGTTCTGCGTACCAACCTTTGACAGCATCTTCGAGACGCTCACATTCAGTCGATTTAATGTTCGGAATAGGCTCCCAAACATCTTCATCATCCTCGGTCGGGGTATCGCATTTTTCCTCGTCAACTTGTTGGTCCAATTTGTTCTCCTTAAAATTCTTGTAGCACATTTGTGCTCCACGCGAGGAGATATGCTGCAGCTTGCAAAATGGCGTACAACATTCCCAACATTGACCATCAATACAACCTTCACGTAAATGTTCTGGGATGAACGATGGGTCAGATTTAACATCAGCAGCCATAGGAATAGATTGCGATCCAAAAGCTACGAGGTCATTAGTGGGATTCTCCGCCGGGGTAAAAAATTCATCAGCTGCAGATTCATCATCAGAATCAGCTAAACAGTGAGGACACTCACTTGAGACGTAGGAATGACGGCAAAGTTTTGTATCGTACAAATCTTCAACACTCTTCACAAATTTGCGCTGAATGGCGAAATGAGTCGTGGAAGCATCTTTAAGAAATTCGAGAGTATCAAAGAAGGACGCATCCTTAAGGAGTGTGACAAATTCGTAAGAATCGGCTTTTACACCCTCAGTACGAACAATCTTTACTTGTTGGACATCGATGAGCCATGCATCAGGTACGAAACTATTAATCTTAGTCCCATCTAGTCCACCAGTTTCAGGATCGATATATGAATCGCGCAATCTTACATCTAAAACGACATTAAATCGGCGTAATATAGAAACTGGTTCGTTTGAGAAGGAATGTGCCATCAAATCCTTCTTGTTGGTGGTAACTGACACGATTTTAGGTTGAATCATGACATTTCCTTTGAGCTCCACATTAGGATTAAGTGCAGCCTTTGGGACATTGTTCAAGAAATCAATAATTTTATTCGTGGGCGATTCGGTATAATGTTCGGCTCTAGTATTTCCGAAATCGTCCATCGTGACAGCAGAATGGTAAGCTCGATACTCAGATTGGAACTTGTCGTTATCGTTTAAAGTGACAACATGTTCCTTAGAATTTGGGAGCTTATTATGCGCAAGAAGTACCTTCAGCAAAGTAGCATTGATACAGGATTTCCCTACAGAGGATCCCCCGTAAATAAGGACGCCAAAGGGCTTTTCTCGCACACACGAAGATTTTTGGTTCATCAGAAGTGCAGTACGCGTCTTTTTCAGAACCACAAGTTTATTTGTCAGGGTATTCCGCATGTGGGGACTTGTTTCAGACTTCAACTTATCGAATGTCGCTGATATGAGCGCTTCGAGACGCACTTCAAAATCTTGATCATTCTTAAACGATTCAGTCTTTAACTCCGATAATTTGCCAGCCTCTAGTAACGGTAATACAGACACAATCGCAGCATACTCATTTTCATAAGCAGCTGCTGCTGAGTCCGAATGAAGAAGTAACGATAAATCATCATTGACTAGGGCGGCATATCCTCGTTCAAGGAAAAATACAGCAGTGTCCAGGACCATCTCAATGAATGATCCTGAATCTTTTTGTACATCCCAGGCACGAGCCCTGAAGAGTTGAAATTTGCCGAGAGTAAGGGGATTTTTGTCCCAATCTGGTACAATGCCAAAGGTAACGAGAATATTGACAACATTGCACAAATTACGGCTTAATTCACCATGGCGGTGAGTTTTCCAAGATTTAAATAGAGATCGAATAGTGTCAAGACGGTTCTCGAAATCGATCTCCTCCCCGCTTTGTTGATCAAGAAGACCAAACTCTCCTCCCTTCCGCTGAATATATGCGGAAGAGGCGCCAAAAATGGCTTTCACCCATTCCATAATTTTTTTGGATACGGGATGTGGATAATGAGTTCGCAAATATAAATGAATAACGGACAAAAAACCTCCGAAATTCTTTGCAGCGGACAAACCAGCGATCAAGGCAATAATATCTTCGATACGGGCGGTAATATTATCTTCAAGAGATTTATAATCAGAACCCGGATATTTGATAGCTTCCTTAGCATCATTGATCGTGTGAGCGACCTTTAATGCCATATCAGCATCAGAGCAAATCTGCTGGCCGGTGGCACAAGCTCCATGGACAGCCCCAAATATCTCCGAAAAGACATGTGGGTCAAGTGGCTTGGCTTTCTTCGTGTGACTCTTTCGCTTCGCATTGGATACTTTCTTGGATGTTACTCGCTTATTAAATTTCTGCGAGCAGGCATCCTTCATAGGAATCCAATTTGAATCATCGAAATCATCGGCAAATAAAGTGGGCACCTCCGGTACCACTACGCGGTTGTTGCTACCGCGCGAGCTTGAGGTGGGAGACATTGTTTTCAAGCTCTCCCCGCTCTGTGTAAAGTCT